GAAGCTACCGTGCCACTGGCCGTGAACTCGACAATGTTCTGCCCACCACCGCTGGGCAGCAGATCAGAAAGATTACTCATTTACACGCTCCAGCCGATTGTGCCGTTGATGTAGGTCATTACGATCTCAGCGAAGTTCTTATCGAACGTCAGATCGGTTGCGCTACTGGCAATGTTTGAACCGTTCCTAGCTACCGTAAAGTTCGTAGTCTCTGCGGCGCCTGTGCCATCCTTAATTACCACCGCGTCCCCCGCACTAGGAGAGGAAGGCAGCGTAATCGTTATACTACCGGCTGTAACCACAACATAGTCTCTGTTACTCGCTGTATAGTTGCCGCTCTTCAGAAGTGGGACTATCGCGCCAGAGCCGCCGTTAGCAAAAGGTAGCACACCGGATACGTTTGCAGTCAGACTACAGTAGGTAGTGGCTGTAGAGCCGGTACCACCGTTGCCTGTGGGTAGTGTTCCTGTAACTTGTGAGGTTAGGTTTACATTGGCTAACGTACCGCCAAGGGTAAGATTGCCTGAGCTGGTGACCGTGCCGGTAAGTGTTATGCCATTTACTGACCCTGTACCGCCTACACTAGTAACAGTGCCATCACCCACATCAACTTGACCCAAGGCGTCTACTACAGCAGCCCCAGAACCCGCGCCATCCAGATATACAATCTTGGCTGCGCCTGTGGGTATAGTGACGTTAGCGCCAGAGCCTTGTGAGATATTTATGGACTGACTTCCGCTGGTAGCGTTCTCTATCCACATCACCCGAGAAACGGTGTTTGGCCCGATAGTCAAGGTTCTGGTTGTCGTGAGAGATGCGCCAGAAGTGACCTTTAAATACAGCGCACGAGCTGGATCAGTCGCTCCATCAGCCACCGTCGTAGTAGCGTCTGCGTCTGAAGCAAAGGCTGCTTGGGTAGCAAACCCTAGCGATTCTCCGATAAGCTCTAAATTAGTGTTTGTGCTTGTGCCCCAAGTGCCATCTTCGTCACCCGTGGTAATTTCTTTGAGTCTTAAATTGTTTACATAAGTAGCCATTCGTCAGCTCCTAGGCGGCTTTATCTATATCCACCCATCCGGGCGTCTGTGTGTCTGTTACGTTTGTCCAGTTAGGTGTTTGACTGTCGTCTATTGTAGTCCATATAAAAAAGTTTACATCCCCAACTGCACCGGTTCCAGCTACTCCCGTAGGAATAATTGTCTCGTCTACCGAAATCGCTACGGTGCCTATTGCACCCGTCCCTGCTACACCTGTTACTGCTGGAAATACAGTAGCGCCATCTGCACCTATCTGTCCTGTGCCTGATACGCCTGTTGGAGTAACATTTTTATCGTAGGCTGGTGTTGCTGTGCCTATGGCACCTGTGCCGGATACGCCTGTGATTGCAGGCACTACTGCATCTGTTGCAGTACCTATAGCTCCGGTTCCACTGACCCCAGTAACATTAAGAGCTACTTGGGTTGTTACACTACCTACAGCACCTGTGGCACTTACGCCATCTGGTATAACAATGTCGGCAATAAAAACATTTGCAGTGCCAACCGCGCCGGTACCCTCGACACCTACCGGGATCACCACATCGTCTACAGCAACGATGAAGCCCCCCATTTCTCCTACGCCCTGTACCCCTGTGGGTATTTGGACGCTGCTGTAGTTAGTTACTACAGTACCTACAGCTCCGGTGCCTTCCACTCCTGTGGGAGCTACGTTATCGCCTAATACGATAACTGCGGTGCCTATTGCACCTGTGCCCGCCACGCCTACCGGAATAACACTATCCGATATGGCAAATGTTACTGTCCCTACTGCCCCAGTGGCGGAAACGGAGACATTGACATTCGCACCCCAAGCACCTTCGCCCCAAGCACCATTTCCCCAAGTCGCCCCGAGGTCTAGGATGGTACCTACACCACCCCAGCTATTACTGCCCCAGCCTCGCTCACCAAAGCCGCTTGTTGGCCCTGAATACATGAGGCTGTCCTACTAGGCTATGCGAATAATCGCAGTAGAGGCGCCAGCAGCGGGAAACTGGATTTGGAAATCGCCAGTGCTAACAGTTTGATCGCCACCAAAACTTAATACCGCACAAGCAGAATTAGAGTTGTTAGTGTTATAGATCATCGCGCCACTTGTAGTGAAAGACGCACTTGACCAAGTAGTGTCAGCAAAATCGCAGACAGCAGTAGTGCCACTAGCCACAGGAGTTACGTTGGTCAGAGTGTTGCCACCTGCGCTGTAACCTGTGCCGCTAGTCTCATCGCTGTTGCCAGTGATGTTAGAGTAGTTAGTGCTTGCAGCGCCATAAGTGCCTGAACCTGAAGCAGTTGCCTTTAATAGTGCAATCTTCAGCGTGTCAGCGCCATTTTGCAGGTCGTGTAAACCCTTAAGCAGCTCAACTTTAAAGCTGGTTGGCATCGCTGTAGTGACGGTAATAGCCATGTTAAATCTCCAATAATTTTACAAGTTCCGAATGCCCAACATCACGGAATCTATTTGCCAAAGTAGTGCGATCAGATCGTATAGCTTGTTTCATGCTTTCCACTAACACACCACGAATTTGATTTTTGAAAGCCTCTGCCTGCTCCTGTATGGCCGGATGGCAGTTGCCTCCTACATAAATAATCTTATCTAATGCCTGTTCAGCCAACTCTTCGGGAGTAAAGCCCCGGTTTGAAACAGCAGATACTGTAACAGTGCCTACTTCAACCAGACCATCTGCACTAATCAAGCGACTTCTCTCCTAACCTGCCCAGAACGATAAGTGTCCTCACGGAGTTTGCCGTCACCAAGGTTCTTCAACAGGGCCAATGCTTGCACGTACATTTTTTCGTACAACGCCACCATATCAGGCTCACCCTTCTGAAAGCGTATTGCTTCTACCAACGTGCCATTTAACAACGCTGAATCAAAATTAGTGCCTAGCCAAGTAGTGCCAGCAGTCACAATCGACTGTGGGTAGTACCCAAAATGTATTTCGGCAGCGTAATTAGCATCTGGTGTTGGCCCTATAATAAAACTTGTTTCGTCAAATATAGCGTAATGCTGGGGTGTACCTGTTGTTGCAGGGTTAGGATAAGCCTCACGGATAAAGTTAGAGTCTTTGTCCAACAAGTAGGTGTAGTTGTTCCCACTAATAATTGCTAGAGAAAACACGTACAACATACCGCTAGGCATCGTCAGATACTTATTCCCAGTAGTTAAAGTACCTGTTTGATTTTTACGCAACGCAGGAATCTGCACCGTGCTGTATATCTTCTGCTCGGCTTGCTCTGCAAACATGGCGTGTTGATCTGCCGTAAATGTCTGCTCACAGATATCTTCTACATTTGCTTTTAGCTCAGTGTAATTCACTACGCCATTGGCCCCCGTGCCATTGTGCCTTTAGTAGCAGCACCAGTACCGCGAATTTTAACGCCACTAGTTTTCATGTCTTTAGGCGGTTGATTAACAGTGTCCACCTTGTAAGCCACAGGCTCGTTGGGGTGTTCAATAACACTGGGCGCCTTTTTGTTTGATCTTTTCATTTTCAAACCCCTTACGGTGTATTTGCTTGCCCACCCATACCTGAGTGGTTTGAACAATAGTAATATAAAGTAGGAGCGCCAACAGCTACGACTATCTGTGTATACGCTCCAGCACTTCCGGGTGATCCTACGTAAGTCACTCCTGTTGTATACTCGCTTCCCCCACCCCACGTGCCATCAGATGTGGTAGAAAATCTCAAAGGGTGACCGCTGTTTGAGTTGTCGCTCTGGTCTATTCTGTAAGTGCTACCTTCACTCAAACTCATCGTAGCTTGTAACGCTCCTTCAACATAGTATCTGTTTCCTGCGCCCGGATTAGCTACAGTCACTGTAAGGGCGGAATATGGCGATACTGTCCCTATTCCTCCTGTTGCACTTACGCTCCCACTGGGTTGTGCAACATCTCCGCCCCCTCCGGCCCCTACTATTACAACTTGGCCTATCTGCCCTGACCCTAAAACTAACGAGGGGTTTATAGGCTGTATGTGTGCTCTACTAGCTGCAAGCTCCGCAGCGTCTGATCTAGGATCACGCACTGCCTGTGGATCATCTACTGGAAACTCCCCCAACCTGTTTTGT